TGCAATATCTAATTTAATCTGAGCATTAGGCGCATCACTGCCATGCCAATAGACACGAAGTCTAGTGCCATCTTTCCTTGTTGCATAGTATTGATTGTCTCGTACTGAGATTCCTAACTTCTCATACAATGCATCTATCCAGAATATGTTCTCCATCTCTTTCCTCTCCTTGACTGTATTGTCTAGTAATCGCCACCATTTACAATCTAAATAATAATCAATCTCATCTAGCGCACCTTTCTCTTTTAGTTCAGTATACATCTCGTCTTCGAGAGATTTCCTATCCATCATACGAATGTATTCTGCCACAAGAAATTCCTTGTCTGCCTTTGATATGTCATTAGTTAATTTGAAATCACCCATCACTCACCTCCTTAATTGGATTGTTTTTAATTTCTCTTAGCAGGTCACGAACTTTGTCCTGTATTGTTTTGGCATACCCAAGTGAGTCCACTTCATCTATCACCACAGGTATACCCATCTCCTCATAGGAGTCAGCCTCCTCGTCATGCTCTGTAATCTCAACCGAAACTATATATTTAATTCCCATCATTCATCTCCTTAATTGGATTGTTTGTTTACTTAAATCTCTACACCGAACGGGATTGGAAGCCCTCTTTGGACAGAAAGAAACTCAAACAACTCAACGTACCTCTTGTTGTCGGTATCGCTAAGGTTGTTCTGGTCGGCCTCTCGGCTGCGGAGTATGGCTAACTCGTCCATAGCATCAGCCTCGTCCTTGTTTAGCGACCGCCCAAAGATCTCTATGTCCTTTTCTTCTTCACCACTACACCAACGGCACACTCCTACATCATCATCTGAACAGAAGTCATCTTCATATTTACAATGACAAAACCTACACTTAAACATTACTCACCTCCTTGATTGGATTGTTTTTAATTTCTCTTAGCAGGTCAAGAACATAGTCGAACCGCTCACAACCACACCTATTCCGTGGTGCTTCATCACCAAGACACGGTGTCTCATCTCGGATAACTTCTAAGTTCGTTATCACTGAGTCTAATGTCAGACGGTTTATAATATTCTGCTGTATCTCTTGAGCGTCCTCAAGTAAGTATGATTCGCCTATTGTTACAGCAGGAATAAATCTGGTTATGTCTTCGGGGTGTATGATACCCCCGTAAGAGTCAGCCTCCTCGTCATACTCTACAAGTTCAGTCCATACTTGATATTTAATTCCCATGATTCATCTCCTTAATTGGATTGTTAAAAGTGTCGGCCTCTCACCGACTCGACGGGTATTAGTTTTTGTGGTCGACCCCGCTCCTAGACGCAACTCATTAGGCTTCAACTGGCATGATGATTCGTCCATCAACAGCCATGTTTGTTCCCTTGTATAAGATATCCATAGCGATCTCCTCAAGCAATCTCTCACCTGCAAAGTCTTGCTTCTGTGCAATCAATGCAACAGCCTGTGCAACTTGGGCAACACTATTGTTCTGTGGTGTTGTCTCATCGTACAAGCCGTATGTCTTAATATCGTTAATGATATCTTTGTTGTTTGCGATTGAATGTCTCGACTTAGATGCTGCTTGCTTGAACATCTCCTGTGTGAAACTATGGATATCATCAATGTAAGTATCCAAAGCCTGTTCGTATCTATCTAAGACACCATGCTGTGCAGTAAGAACATCTTCGATTGCTCCAGTGAACCAGCCAGTTAGACGCTCACTCTTGCCACGGTGAGGTGTAGACTTAGAGAACTCTTTGTTGTATGAGTACATTCCGTTGGAACAAGTCCAAGTATGAATGCCGCCATCAATGCGAAGCGAACCTTGTCCTGTCTCTGAGTTCCCTAGAGAGAATGTCTTGACTGGTTTATTTGTTTCGATTCCATCAATGCTCTGGTGTTCAACGTACCCATTGTCTATCTCTGGTGAAGCAAGGGTTAGTCGTACACCATTATCATTTAAGTGGAAGCCTAAGATTGGAGCCTCTGCAAACTCTGGTGCGCCAGCAATAAGATCATCAACTAACTGAAGATGACTGAATGGTTGGTAGCAGTTGTTGTGTCCTGCTTTATGAACAGAACGAATGACACGTTGTCCTTGTCGTAGCATGGTTCTAACCATAAAGATTTCTTCTATGTCGATAGAACAATGAGCGTATAGTGCAGAGGTTATCTTGTCTCCTCGGTCACTGACTGCCCAGTTATGTTTCATATCATTCATGTTAACGCCGCCAACATATCCAAGTAGTTGTTGGAATGCTGTCTTAGTGAATGGCATCTTCTCATCTACTCGGTCACGGTAGAACACTGTGCCATAAGCACGTCCGTTCTCGATAGATAGTTGAAGCATTCTTCCTTCACGCTGAAGGTCTTTGGCTTCTTGTTTATCTTCGACAGACTTAATCATTGTTCTAATTTGATTAAGAAGCAAAGGTCTATCTAGGTTTCTGCTGTACCCCTTACTACTAAGGATTGCCCCCTTAGCACCTAAGCGGTAGTTGACTAAAGACCTAGGGTCTAAGGTAAGTGACTGTCTTACTTCTGTATTTACTGAGTTCATGTGTTCTCCTAATTGAGATTCGTGTGGTGTCACGCCGCCGTGACTCGTGGCTAGTATCCGCTCAGCCCACGGCTGTCAAGCAAATTCCGCAAATCAGTCCGACGCACACTGGTTTGCCTCACGCGGTTCGCCTTGCGTTGTGCGACTTGCGCAGCAGCCCCATGTATACTATACGTATGTATATCATTGGAGACTGTATGTTTAGGTTTGTAGATTCAAGAGGTACCTTACCAACTCATGAGAGCAAAAGGTTTAAGCGGAGAGAGGTAAAGGATATCAAAGGTGGAGTGATACACCATACTGCTTCAGAGTCTTACATTGAGAATGTAGCCAAGTATCATGTGTCACCTAACCACGTATGTAAGGACGGTTGCGCTGGCCTACTCTATACTTTCTTTATAGATAAGAGTGGGACTGTGTACTGGGCGAATGACCTTGAGAATATCACGCATTCTCAGGGCGGTCATAGTACCCCGATACCAAAGACACAACCTAATAAGAACTTCTTAGCCATTGTATGTTCTGGTAACTACGGAAGTGAAAGTAATACGGGGGTGCCGATGGCGCAGTTACTCGCACTGCTAACACTATGGAGCCACCTCACAGGTGAGACTATGCACAAGTATATACCTACGTCTTTGTATAATGTGCTTGGCTGTTCCGTTAATAGTTTGTGGGGACATCACAACTTTAGTCCAACTAAATGTCCAGGCAATCTATTGTCAGCGTTAGCCGACAACATGACTTCACTTCTCCCAGCAAAGAAGTTTCTATCTTCAGTCGAAGATTGGCAGGTCGCACTTAACGGGCAGGGGTACGGTATACACGTTGACGGTATATGGGGGCCGATCAGCCGAGCAGCCCTAATCTTATTCCAACGGGATCACGGCGGTTTAGTTGTTGATGGTAAGAGAGGGCCATTCTCCGAAGGAGCCTTGCTTACTGCGATGGGGTATTGATAGGCTGGCAAACAACTATGCAAACATACTTCATTAGTTCAGGGTCTATAAACTCTACAGGAGATAAGACCGCTATCCGATCATAGGTTTCTCTTGAGATATCTAACCCACCTACCGAGGTCGAAGCCTCTCTTAGTGCCGCCCTGCCAGCGTCTAATGGTGATACCCCCGCGCCACACACGAGCCTTGTAGGTGTCTTTAACGTGGATATTGGGCCGCGATTCAAGGCACTGATCAATGTAAGAACTCCTTCATTTGAGACAACGCCTACCTCTACTAACTCTGCCTTGTATTCATTTAGCATTTGTTCCTTCACCTACTTTGTTTAGTAGCATTCTCGCAACAGCAACAGCATCTTCATCTGAGAATACAGCCAACGCTGTTATCTTTTCCTCTTTGTCCATAGAATACAGGACAGGCTTCTGCCTGTTTGGGAGCAAGCCAATATGCAAAGACATTTGGATATCCATTAACTGCCAACCTGTAAATGTTCTGACTATCTTAGGCATAACTTTGAACCATCATGGAACATTGATATACTTCGTATACGGCCCTCCAACAAAGTAAATTACAATGTACGCAACTATCACCCACGCAAGTATCCAAGCATAGGGGTCTGGTTTATTTCTGTGCATCGTCTCCGCTCCAACTTGTATTATTTTTTTGTCATGTTATCGAGATCTTCCTTACTAGGAGGTAATATGTTTGATGAACTTAAAGCAAAATTAATTAGCCGTAAATTCTGGATGGCAGTTGTCGGCGCGTTGGCACCGATTGCCCTCGAAACAATGTCTGGGACTATTGACCCAGCCACTGCGATCTACGCTTCAACCACTGTGATAGTCAGTTATATACTAGGCCAAGCCTACACTGACGGTCAAGCAGCACTCTCCGAGTAACTGCTAACAGAACGGGGATTCCGTCCAGATAGATCCTGCTGGACCAGCATCATCAGTGATAACTACTTCTTCAGTAGCCGCAGAGATGAGTTGGTTCAGCAGTTCTATATTCAAACACTTTCGCCCTAAAGGGCCACGAGGGAATCTCTTTAAGTTAACTCCCCTCTTCCGGTAG